CCCGAGCTTTCTTGTAGATCCACTGTCGTCGATCAGTCGACTGGTCATAAACAGACCTAGCCGACTTTGGTCCTAAAGCAGTGCATATTGCAGCAAAGCCAAAACCGTCCGAGAAGCGCCCGGACACACGATCGCCATACAACCTATTAACCCGCGTAGTGCGGATGTAGGTCTCAAACCACCAACCATCGATCCCATGCGAGGCCCTCACGGGACATTCCTCGTCAAAGTCGACATGGTAGTGGCCGTCTCCATAGCCTTCTGGGCCGTGAAGACAAGTATGGATGTTTCTCCACCTTTTCAGCATCCGCTGATACTTTATGAAAGGAAGTGATCCCCTCGAGCACCAGCTTCTAACCGAGTTGTGAAGCTTAACAACATCCTCCTTCGCCTTTGGTAGGCGTCGAAGGTAGACAGGGGTACAATCAAGACCGCCGAATGCATCCATTCCACACGACTCCCTGAATTGGGAAGTCGCGAATGACTTGCTCTTATTGATGGCAAATCCCACCTCTTCCAAGAGGTTGCTAACCTCCGTGAAAGCGGTGGTAGGAAGGATGATGTCATCACCGTACACGCTGACGTCTGACGTAACCACGCTCGCGAGAGCGTAGAATATCAGCGATTCCAACTCGAACGTGAAGCCATTCCCCATGGAAGAAAACTTCTCGTTAAGCCGAGTGGAGCCGTCAGGCCAAAGTGTGTAACGTGACCGCAATTGATCGAGCTTTAGGGCCCAATCTAACGGTAACAACTGGTATACCAGTTCCACGCAGATCGTGTCGCTCGCCATCGAAAGGTCGATGGTAGCGAGGAGGCCGTGTTTCGAAGCCTCCATAGCACGTCTTCGGTTGATAGACTGATCCCACAGGTTAATCCCTCTTTTGAAGAGACGCTTCCTGATATGAGAACCTACAGCAAGCTGTAGGCGAATATTCATATGCGGTTCATAGCATATGACTCTGTCAGTCTTGGCGGATTTCGGGACAGTTATCAGCACATTCCCATCAACGATGTTAAATGCCCTTGGAAGGACACTAACCGGCGCATTGGCGTTAAGAACCGCAGCACCCCATTGAGGTGAATCCTGGACCAACCGCGAGGCGGCCTTCCAGGCTGATAACGTTACGTCTAGTTGGCTAGCATACTTGTAAATGCTCGC